ACGCGCGGGCCTCCGACAGCCGGAACGCCGCGGTGTTGCCATTGAGCTTGGCGAGCGCGACGTCGACCTCGGACCAGGCTTCGAGGATGCCGGCCTGTTCGTCGATCTGCGCGGTCGTCGACTTACTGGGCGTGACGCCGGCGTTCAGGAGACGCCACGCGACGGCCGGCAGCCCGGTGCGCACCGTGGTGCGGTGGCCGGTCGGCAGGTTGCCCTCGATCCACACCATGTCCGTCAGCAGCTCGTTGCTTTGCGAGAGCAGCTCGACGATGTCGGATACCTTGCCGGTCGGATCGAGGCGCTTCGCCCAATCGGCGATCGTCAGCGCGCCGGTTGAGAGCGCCACGCCGAACACGAGCACCAGGCCCGTGTCGAGCAAGTCGCGCAGCGACCCGAGATCGGGGCCGCGGCTGACGTGAGAGACGGCGCCGATGTCGACGCCGAACAGTGCGACACAGATCGCCGTGAGCACCACCAGAATTACAGCACGCATACTCGTTACTCCCTCGACGGACCTGACTCACTTCATGTTGGGATACATCCGGTTGGCGAGCGGCTTGTTGCTCCGATCGTCGCCGCCGGTCGTCGACCCCGACACGGGTTTGTCTTCCGCCAGTTTCTTGCCGAGGTCGGCGAAAAAGCTCGCGATCTCGATGTGGTTGCCGGCCCCGCTCTTGTCCAGGATGCGCTGAAACGCCGCGCGTCGCGGATGACCTTCGGGGCGAACGGCGTCGATCGCGATCTTGGCGAGGCGCTGCGTCTCGGGCAGCTTGTCTCCGCCGTAGGTCGGATCGGCCGTCAACTGCGCCGCGAACGCGTCACTCTGCTCGATCAGCATCGTGTTCTGTTGATCGAGGAGCGCCTGCGCGTCCGCGTTCGACAGGTTGCCTTCGCGCGCATATTTCTCGACCGCCGCGACATCAATCGCGTCGACCGCCCCGTCTTTGGGGAGCGTCAGCGCATACTTCTCGGGGGCGCCTCCCGTGCCTGGCTGCTTGCCGTCCTTGGTGCCCTCGGCACCCTCGGGCTGTTTGCCGGCGGCTGCTGCTGCATCGGCGACGGCCTTGTCGGCTACCGCTTTGTCGGCCGTGACTTTGTCAGCCACGACCTGGTCTGCTGTCGCCTTGTCGGCGGTCGCGTTGTCGGCGGCGGCCTTGGCGGTATCGGCGGCGGCGGTGTCGGCCGCGCTAGGGGTTTTCGCTGCTGTCGCCATCGTCTGCCTTCTCCTGGCTGTCGCCGGTCTGCACGGCGTCGGTTTCCCGGTTGTCGCGGGCCTCGAGGAACCGGGCCTCGCGCATCATCGTGAAAATCGCTTCCTCGTCCGCGGCGGCCACTTCCGCCATCAGGTAGTGCCCGACGTTCTGCCGGCCGGCCGCCTCCGCCATCGTGATCGGGTTCTCACGCAGCACCGTCTCGTTGACGCCGCAGAACTTCAAGAACCGCCAGATCGTGCGCCGGCCCGGCTCGGTGTCGAGCACCGCCCGCAGGTCGACCAGCTCGCGCGTGCGCCGCTCCTTCGCTTTGCGCGCGGCGTGCCCGACCTGGCGCGGCGAGGCGGCGTTCCGCACCAGGGGCCGGCTCATGCGACGCCCTGCGCGGCGGCGTTCTCAGCCGCCGCCATCGACATCCGGCTGAGCGCGGTGTCGCCCTCCATCGGCGTCGTGCCGGCGTTCTTCACCGCCACCGACATGTTCTTCGCCTGCTCGGCTTCCATCATCGCGGCTTGCTGTTTGGCTTGCTCGGCCGCCATCGCGTCGGCGTCCTCGTCCTCGCGCACGATCGTCGGGTCGATGCCGAGCAGGTCGCCCACGACGTCCATGTAGCGGTTGGTGTTGACCTTGAACAAGATGCCAGGGATCACCGGCGCCACCGTCAGCACGGTCTGCATGAACCGATCGAGCCCGACGACGCCGACGAGCTTCTGCGCCTGCGCGAGGATCGAGATGTATTCGACCTTCAGGTTCTTGCCGTTGAGTGACTCCGGCGCCTCCGGAATCAGGCCCGAGCGGTCCATCATGTCGAACACGCGATCGACGATCGGGTCGAGCAGCTCGTCGTTGGTGCGCTCGAGCACCGGCCCCAGCGCGATCAGTTTCTCCTCGTGCCGCTCCTCGACCTCGCGCGCGGTCGGGCGTTGCGCGCCCTGCTGTGGATCCGAGCGCGCCAGCATCAGGAACAGATCCTCGTAAAACGATCGCTGAATCCGATACTCGACGTTCTGGATGTCCTGCACCAGATGATCGATGCGGAGGTTGACATCGTGAATCGAGCGCAGCCCGCCCATGCCTTCGCGGGCGTCCGAATAGGTGATGTCGCCCGAGAGCAGGCTGGTCTTCTGCGTCATCAGCGCGGTCGGGCCGACCAGCGCCGGGTCAACCATCTTCGCGATCGCCTGCGCCTTCTTGCGCTCCATGATCTGCAACTGCTTGACGTCGCCCAGCGCCGTCATGCCAGGGCAGTCGGTGCCGTAGCTGTCGCCCTCGGTGATGTCCCAGCGCGGGCACATGACCGGGAAGGTGCGGAACCCGCTCTCGCGCAGGAAGCTCTTGCCCGGCTCGCTCGAGCCCGTCTCCCACCAGCACGAGGCGAACGGCAGATACTTCGGCAGGAGCTTGTTGGGGTCGGCCTCCTGGTTGGGCGTGATGATCCACGTCACTTTGACCGGGGTCTGGTAGTCGCCGCGCTCCCAGGACCGCTGCACGATCGCCGAGATGCCTGACCAGTCGATCGTGCGCCCGTCCTCCTGGAGCCCGAACTCCTCGACCACCTGGCGCGTCGTCAGCTCGAACTCGCGCACAAACGTCGACACCATGTTGCGGCGGTCGAGCCCGATCGCGTAGCTGCCGAGCGCGAAGTTGTAACAGCGAAACAGGTCTTTGCTGTCGTCGAGCACCGCGACCGCGGCGGTGCCGAACACTCCCATGTCGGTGTAGGTGATCGGAAATGAGTTGTAGAGATTGGTCTGCGCGAACACCACCAGCATCCGCTGCGTGACGTCGTGCAGCCACGCCTTGACCGGCGCGAACTTCGCCAGCTCAGGGTCGGGCGTCGTCAGCTTCATCCAGGGCCGTGCCGGCGAGGTCAGGCCGGCGTGCAAGCCGCTCGAGAGCGTGCGGGCCGAGAACCGGCCGGTCGAGTTGATGATCTTGGTGTTCCGCTTGTCGCCGCGGTTCTTGTCGCCGGACCAGAAGCGCGTGCGCCGCGGCAGCAGGAACTCGTCCAGCTCTTGCCAGTGCGGATCAAAGCCGCTCTTGCGCTCGTTCAGCAGCACCGTGGCGAGCGACTCGTAGCGCGCGCGCTTGAGCTTCGCGTCGCCGCCGAAGCTGTATTCGGCCACGTCAGTAGCCGCCGATCAGGGAGCGGCGTGTGGTCTTGGCGACGCCCGGCGCGACGTTCGAGATCGGCGCCTTCGGGTGCGTCAGGAGCGAGCCCTGCGCGGCCTTTTTGCGCTGCTTGGTGCCGGCGATGACCGCGGCAGCGTTGACCTCGCCGGGGGCGTTCGTGGGAGGCGTCGGGGGTGCCAGGGGCGTGACCGGCGCCGGCGCCAGTGTGGGGGCTTTGTTCTTCTTGGCCGCCCGCCACGTCTGGATGGCACCGAAGGCGGCCATGCCGCCCAGCGCGAGCGCGGTCGCGGTGAAGGCCGCCACCTATAGCACTTTCACATACGCCGTTTCCACGGCTTCGTAGCCGAGCTTGGTATAGAACTTGCCCACGTCGCCCCCTTCCGGCGCGACTACCTTTATCATCTCTAGGCCAGATTCCCTAGCCCAGCCCTCCGCGGCAGCCAGCAGCCGGGGGCCGAGCGAGCCCCCGCGGTGCTCGGGTTCGACCCACCAGGCTTGTTCTTCGGCGCACGCCTCGCCGGTCAGCAGGTGCGGCAGCGCCGTCAGCGCGATCATGCCGATCAGCTCGTGTTTCCACGTCTCGCCGACGAAGATGACGCCATGCTCGAGCACCAGCCCCACGAGCTTGCGGATGCAGGTCACGTTGGCGCCGAACAGCCGGCCGTAGTCGGTCGTCGTCAGGAACCGCATCGTCATCTCGACGAGGCGGTCGGTGTCGGCGACGGTCGCTTCACGGATCACGGCGCCACCGGCGGGAGCGGCGTCTCCTGCTTCATCGCATCGGCGTAACCGCGCTCCCAGGCATCGCCCACGGTCATTACCTTCGCGACCGGGATGTTGAGCGCCTCGCGCGTCACGCCCTGGTTGTAGTCCTCGGTGCGTTTGGTGAAGCCGGCCTCGTAGGCGCGGCGGAGGTTGCGGTGCTGCGCGAACGGCTCCGTCCGCAGCACCCACTTCTGCACCCGGCCCAGCCGATGCAGCGTGAACTCGTGAATGATTTTGCCGGGCGGCATGTTAGTCCTCCCCGTCCGGATCCTGGTCTTCGTCTTCAAAGCGTTCTTCGAGGTCCGTCACGCGCGCCTCCACCTCGGCGACGCGCTTGGCGAATTGGTCGCGGAGCAGGTCGACTTCTTTTTTCAGCGACCGATGCAGCCGGAGCGTCGAGTCCGCCATGTTTGGTTTCTTTGCTTGCTTCTTCGCCATCGGTGTCTCCTGGCGCCGTAGCCGGCGCGCTCTGAATTGAATCTGTCCTCGATGTAACCGACCACGGTAGCGCCGAAAGTCCATCCGGTGCCGCAGCCCGCAGCCGCAGCACACCATCAGGTAGCCGCGCAGCGCCGGCGCGACCCATTCGTTGTAACCGACCTGCTGAAGCTCGGCCGTGCGCTGACGGGGTGCCATATTTGCGCCTACTTTTCACGTTCTGCGTCGACGTCATCCTGCGTCACCGCCCGCGCTCGAGGCCGGCCGACGCCACCAGGGAGCTGCTGCATCATATGCGCCGGCATGTCCGGCATCCCGAACGTCAGCGCCAGCGCGTCGGCCAGGTCGGGCGAGCGCCCGAGGCGGATCTTCACCTGGTCTTTCTCCTCGAGCTGAAACTTGCCCTTGTGGAACATATAGGTCGGGGTCGTCAGCTCGGCGACGATCTGGTCGAGGCCGCGGGGCAGCGTGCCGGTGCCCTTGATCCACTCCGCCATCGCGAACCAGATTTCCGCCCGGCGGTTGACGTAACGCGGGTCGATCGCCGGCGCCGCGAACTGCACATTGATCGGCCCGTGCCCCGCGGCGCGCATCACGTCGACGGCGCCGGCCGCCCAGCCGCCGGTCGCGTCGAAGAACTCCAGCTCGGAGCCCCAGCGCAGCTTGCTCGCCATCACCTGCGTGGCGATGTTGACGCTCACCGCCGAGTCGCGCGCGTGGCGCATCACGATCGGCATGAAGCTCACGAGCCCCTGGCGCGGGAAGATGACCGTGCGGTCGTCGCCGAAGCGCGCCACGTCGACGCCCAGCCGCTTCTGCGCCCATTCGTAGGCGGTGCGCGGATGGTGCCGCGCCATCGCCTGCTCGACGTCCTCGAGCCCCAGCAGCGCGTTGATCGACGCCGGCGGGAACTGGCCGAGGATGTAGCTCTTGACCCAGGCGTTTTCTCGGGTGTAGGTCGCGATCTGTTCGGTCGCCCACCGCAACGGCTCGGCGCCGACCCGAGGGCTGTAGACCCACGCTTCGGGATCGTCAGGGTCGCCGGTGACGCGGATGATGAACCAGAGATGCCGCAGCTCGTTCGCCGCAGCGTGCAGCATCCCCTCGAGCGAGATCGGATTGCCGGCCTGGAGGAACTTGGCGAACCCGCCGCCGGCCTGGGCGAGCGCCTGGTCGCCGGCCCGCAGGATCGTCGTCGGGATCGCGCCGCTCTCGTCCGCTTCGACGAGCACGTATTTCGAGTGCAGCCCCGACAGTGTCGCGCCCTGCTCCGCGGCGTTGGCCGACTTCGCCCACGACCGCGCGCTCAGGAACCACGTTGTCGGATGGTCGTTGGCAAAGATGCGAGAGCTGGTCTGCGTGAACGCCGCCCGCATGTAGGCCGAGCGCCCGATCCATTTCCCATACTCCTTCCACAAATTATCCTTGAGGTTGTCGCCGGTGATCGAGACGCACGCGCCTTGAGGGTGCTCGAGCTTGTCGCCTTGCACGCCGAGGAACCAGCAGCCGGCGATCGACAGCACCGCGGTCTTCCCAGGGCCGACGCACGCCTGGAGGCTGATGCGCTGATACTTCGGGTCGGGGCTCGCGAACGCCAGCAGCGCGCGCTCCTGCCACGGGTCCGGTTGAAACTGGAATTGTTCGTCGGCGTATTGCAGGATGCCGCGCTCGTCCTCGCGCCAGCGTTTGATGGTGGACTCCGCGGGCGTCATGGTGTCTCCGGCCCGTGGGCGATCCGCATTTTGTGGCCTGTTTTAGCGAATTACCGGGCCGAGCTTCGCGTGAAAATGCCGGAGCATCGGCCGCCATATCACGATGACCGACGCGAAGAACCCGCTCGCTCGATACGGCCCGCCTGTCAGGAACCGCACCCGGCCGCGCAGGTAGCGCACTTCCGCGCCGGCAGCGAGAACGTCGTCGTGCCACCACGCGAGGTCTGTCGAGGCAGGCAGTAGTCCCACGATGACCTCGGCGTCGGGGCTGGCTTCGCGCGCCTTGCGCGTCCAGGCGTAAACTTCGCGGCCATAGGGCGGATTCATCCATACCCGCTCACCAGCCCACGACCGCATCAGGCCATTCTCGACCTCTGTGACGTAGCGCGGCACCTTCGCGTTGCCGGCCGTCGCGCAGGCGTCCAGCGTGAAATCAAACTCCGCATGGAGCGGGTTGAACACTTCCGGCGGTGTCGCCCATTCGCGTCCGTTGCCGTTATAGCGCCCGTTGTTGCGGGACGCCGCGGCGCCGAGAACGGCCTGGTTCTCCGTTCCTTGAATCGTTCGTCTGCTCACTTGCGCGACCCGGCGATGATGTCGCTCAGCGTCTCCGTCACGTCGAGGACGTGCTTGATCGAGTGCCGACCGCTGCACTTGTTCAGCTCGGCGATCGCGCGGATGCGTCCGGCCTCGGTGCCGCGGCCGGCGATCTGCGACAGGATCTTGTCGCGCTCGTCGGCGGTGAGGATGGCTTGCTTGGCCTGCCGGCGCACTCGGAGCGCGACGGCGGACTGAATCCTAGGTTTTGCTAACAGGCGCACCGACGTCACGCCGAGCACCTTGGCGTTGCCCTGGTAGCCCGCCAGCCGGCACGCCGCGGTGCCGTTGCCTCCGGCCGACCCCAGGTAGGCGTCGATGAATCGCTGCTCCTTGAGGGTGAGCTTGGTCATCGTCGGTCCTCGATGAACCCCGGCACCTGGCGCCACGTCTCGAGCGGCACGTCGGCGCTGCTGACGGCCAGGATGACCTCGCCCGTCCCGCCGTCGACCGGCGCGAGCGCCAGCTCGTTGACTTCGGTGTAGATGACCTGCCCGCTCTTGATCTCGACCGCACGTATCTCGTCGAGGGCGCCGATGAACTCTCGCTCTGGTGGTATATGGAACCGCACGGCCACGGGCCGGTGGCGCGTGGCCGTGAGCCACGACGGCGCCGGCACCCAGCCGAACCGCCGGCCGGGCTCACAACAACAATGGACCGGGAGGTAGCCCTTCATCGCTGGAAAATCATTTTCCACACCCGCACCACGAGCACCGTGACGGCGACCGCGACGAGCGCCGGCAGCACCGGGTCAGCGAACATCGCCGCCGGACTTCGACGCCGGCATCTGGAGGTTCGACACGGCTTCGGCGTGCGCGCTCGGTCCCAGCTCGCGCACGGTCGAGGCGACGACCTCGGCCAGCAGGTTGAAGCCGTCGATCACGTCCTCGAGGCGATGCGATTGCGCGCATGTTTTCGCGTGCTCGATCTGGTTCAACAGCTCCGCCTTGCGTTGCTTGGTCATCGTTGTCGCCTCCTTCTGATTTGGACGCAGGTTAAGCATCGACGGTGCGAAACGCTGCGCTTATCGACGTAACGGTAGACCCTTTGGCCGACGAGGCTATGGCCGCGAATGCAATGTGTTTTTCTGGCATTGATCCCTGGTCCGGTAAGTGGGCTCCGTTGGAGATTCACAGCCCGCGTGACTGGTCGGGGTTGACGCATCGACGATTCCGACACAAATGATCGAGGTCGAGGCCGGCGGAGATCGTGCGCCCGCTCTTGATCCAGACTGCGCGATGCGCCTTCATGGCGACATGCCTCACGCTCGACATGCCGTAACCGTCTTCGCGAGGCGGACCCAGCCAGAGCCAGCAAGGCGTGCCGCGCTCTGGAAATATCGGCCCGTTCGTGTCTATTTTATTGATGGCTGGCGCCACTTCCATACCTCGTAACCGACCCTCGCACTCGGGCTGCATAAAGCCAAAATCGCGTCTTTCGGGTAGCCCCAGGTCGGCTTGTCCGGCATGAACGCGATCCGCCCGTTCAGGAACAGCACGCGCGCCTGGCCGTGCACGTGATCGCGGAACCAGTTGCTCCCGACCGCCGCCGGCACCAGGAAGGCGATCGACCCGCCCAGCCCGCGCACCGCGGCGACCTTCGCCGCCCAGGGCGCGATCTTCGCGAACGGCGGATTGAGCCAGCCCCAGCCGCTCCCGAGCTGCGCGCGCCACTCATCCGGCGAGAAGCTCAGCGCGTCGGCCGTCTCGTTCCAGTAGCGCGGCGCCTTCGTGTTCAGGTAGTCGGCCGCGAAGTCGAACGCGAATCCGCGGATCCCCAGCCGGCGCTTCACCGCCGCGATGAACTCGGGCGGGGTGACGAAGTCCTGGCGCGAGCGGCCGGGCTTCTGCCGCGGTGGTCGGCTCACTTGGCCGCCAGTCGGCGGATGTCGTCAGGCGACAGCAGCCCGCGAGACATCTCCCGCCCCAGCTCGGGCGTCATCAGGTGCTCGGGCACGCCGGTCGCCGCCATGAGCTGCCGGTTCATGTAGTCGAACCAGCCGGTGCCGAAGCCGGCGAAGTGCGTGAACGTCGCATCCTCGACGAGCGCCACCGGCAGCGCCGGCACGACGATCATCGGCTTCGGCACCCACAGTAGCTTGTCGACGTCGAGCACCGCCCCGCCGGCGACCGCGGCCGTAATCATCTGGATAAACGCGCGCCGGCCGACTTCCATCACTTCCTCGCTTTCACACTGGCGACCTTGGCCTCAAGAATCAGCCCGCCCGGGGCGTTCTTGAGCAGCCGCGCGATCTCGGTCTTCGCCAGGACCGCGGCCTTGGTATAGCTCGGCGTTTCGACCGAGACGTGCAGCACGATCTCGAGCTGCTGCACGCTGGGCGCCGAGCCCTTTAATAATTTAAGACGCTTGGAGCTGCGGATCTCCCCCTTCAGCTCCGTCTGGGTCCAGCCCTCGGCCTTGCTCTTTTCGAGCCACTCGGTTTGCTCCTCGGGCTCGAGGCTCGCGACCGCCATGTGGTGCCCGAACGGCACGCCGGCGACCCGGTTCTCCGGCGGCACGCTCTTGCCGATCGACCGATACACGCTCACGGTGCTTTCGGCCATGCCCGTCTCGGCGCTGATGAGTTCGTCGCGCCGGTCGCCGAAGTCGTCCCGGCTCTCGATGTATTTGATCAGGTCGACCATCCAGAACCCGGAGCACCGGATCGAGCGCGTGACGAAGTCGAACGCGCTTTGCGTCTCATGGAAGGTCGGGCGCCCGTGAACCTGCACGCCGGTGCCGCTGAACTCGAAGCACCCGATCGAGAACGGTGCCTCGACGTCCGGCTGATTGACGAGCGCCCGCTTCGGCATCAGTTCACCGTGTCGGCTTCGCCGATGGGCTCATCCGGCGCGTCGTCGCCGTTGTTCTGCTCGTCGGTCGGCTCGTCCGGTTCCGCCGGCGACTCGGCTGTCGCCGTGCGCTCGCGGGCCGTGCGGACCCGGAGCTTCTCCTCACCCGGCACGCGCACCAGCTCGACGCCGGCCGACTGGTAGGCGGTCGAGCTGTGCAGCCGCATCGCCTTGAGCGCCTGGATCTCGAGGTCGGTTTCCTCGCCCCGCAGCCGATTCATCTCGGCGCGGGTTTCCGCGATGCCCTGGCAGATGCGATCGAGATCCTTGTAGCGGAACTCCTCGAACGATTGCTGTGCCGGCATCGGCCGGCGGGCGCGCGACTTGGCGGCCGTCTTCGACACCCGTGCGGGTTTCGCGCTGCGCGCCGCCTTCGCCTTGCGGGCCTTGCCCTTGATCGCGTTGCGGGCCACCGCTTTGCGCGTCGCTGCCTTCCGTGCTGCCTTCTTCTTTGCCATCTGCTGACTCCTCTCGGGGTGACGATCGCCGCCTCGCGGCTATTGTGGAGAACAATTCCCGCGCTGTCAATACGTTAGGGCCGGTGGTTTGACTTTCTTCGGTTTCTCGACCTTCGGCTCTGGCTTGGGCTCCTCGAGCGTCGGCGCGTCGGTGAACAGCACGATGTCGCGATCGAGGCTGAGCTTGAGCGTGCCGGTCGGCCCGTTGCGCTCCTTCTCGAGGATGAAGTAGGTGAGCCCGCCCTCGCGGTGGTTCTTGCGGTGTAGGAACGCGACGATGTCGGCATCCTGCTCCAGCGCGCCGGACTCGCGCAGGTCGGAGAGCTTCGGCCGCGGGTCGGGCCGCTTGTCGGAGGCGCGCGAGAGCTGCGACAGCAGCAGGATCGGCACGCTCAGCTCGTCGGCCAGGTGCTTGAGCCGCATGGAGATGTCGGTGATCTGCTCGTTGCGTGTGGCGCCGCGGCGGTCGAGCGAGCCCGGCATGAGCTGGACGTAGTCGATCACGACCTCGTCGAGCCCGCCCTCGGCTTGCAGCCGGCGGCACGCGCTGCGGACGTCCCAGGCGGTGCGGCCGGCGGTGTCGTCGATCCATAGCGGCAGGTCGAACATGATCTCCTGGGCCGCCGCGATCTTTTGGTAGTCGTTGCCGCCCAGCTCGCCGGCGCGGATCCGCACCATCGGCACGTCAGCCAGGCTGGAAAGGATCCGCCACTCGAGTTGACGCCGACGCATCTCCAGGCTGAACACCGCGACCCGCTTGCC